CGGCGCAGGATGCTTTCCACGCGTCCCAACTAACAAAACCATTGCCCCAACTACTGGGTGCTTTCTTCTTATTGGCGACTTGCTCGCAGTATTTTTCAATAGCTGATAGCACTACTATTTGATTAAGCGGTGAGCCGTGGTTCATCGCGTACTGTACTTTTTCTGTATTATTTTTGTATTTCATATAATTATATTGTCTTGGGTTAGCCCCCCTTTTTCAAGTAAAAAAAAATTTTTTTCAGCAAAGAGGGTAAGCAAATTGCCCACCCTCTCGATCCTAGCCGACCACGAACCCAGTCGCGTCTTTCTTTGCCATACCCTTTTCAACCAGTCCCACAACGCAATTTCTGCGATCTAGAAAGCGCAAGTCGTGATTGTCGCCGTCGATTACGTCAATTCCTTTCCACTTCGGCGGAAGCGATCCGCGAAAAACTACCGCAATATTTAAGCCTGCTTTAATTGCCAGGTTGCAGTGTGTTCCGTT